TGACCCGAATTCTCGCACAGGATACGCAAAGGTCAAAGCGAGCGAATCCGCACGGTCTGGAGACTTCACGCCGCGCCGCTTGGCGTCGTCCTTGGATTCGAGCAGCAACTCGCCGCCGCGATACTCGTACTGCAGCGCCGACAACTCGGTGGCGAGCTCGGGATCATTGGGCAGCACGGCCCCGTTCTTGAGGTATTCCCGCATGTCGCGCCACATCCGGGCGCGCAGGTTGTAGTTCTGGCCGTCGGACAAACGCAAGGACGAGTTCACGTCGACCACGATGCCCCTGGGGAAGTCACGGCGCAGCATGTCGGCCACGCCAGCGCCGATGCCGATGGAGTCGACCGCGATCTGCGCGACCTTGCCGCCCCAGCCATTGACCGCGTCCTTCACCCGGCCGGCCACATCGACCACGTCGCACTGGCCGAACACGATCTGCGTGTAGACGAGCCGGCCCTGCCGGAAGGTGATCACGGACTTGTCGTTGCCGAACCGCGCCACGTCCACGCCGACCTGCAGCGGGCCGACCGCGCGCACATCAGCTGGGCCCTTGCCCATGCAGGCGGTGACGATGTCGCCGGGGATGAAGGCGTTGGTGACCGACGCGGTGTAGTCGCGGTCGATTTCCTGCGCCACGATGACAGGGTCGAGCGTGGCCTTCTGCTTCTCGTACCAGGCCTGGCCCTTGCGCGGGTCGTCGCGCCAGTCGAACACGAACACCGGAATGCGGCCAGAGTGCCGCTTGCGGTAGAACGGATTGCCCGCGCCGTTGGGTGTGGATACGTGCAGCTTGCAGTTGGAGGTCTGGGATAAGGCGGCATCGACCTGCTCGGGCCTCTCAAGGAACGCAGCCTCGTCCACGAAGTAGACGCTGGTGCGGTTGCCACGGCCGATGTTGTCGCCGGACTCACCCACGATCGTCGCGCCGTTCTCCGGATTCAGGATCCGCATGGACGGCGCATGCACCCGCTCGGTGTAGCCCTGGGGTTGGAACTCTACCGGCAGCAAGGCGATGAACTGGCGGACCTTCCAGAACAGGGACTTCGGGTCGCCGAGCTTGTCGACGTACTCCTCCTTGCGCGAGCCGAAGCCGATCACGGTGCCAGGCTTGAACAGCCACATCCAGCAGGCGATCGCCACGCACAACCAGGATGCGCCCATGTCGCGGGACTTCTCGACGAGGCCATCCTCGCGGCCAAGCCAGCGATCCACCACCCAGCGCACGAACTCCGCCTGCTTGGGGAACAGCAGGAACGGCGTGACCGCCTCGAACCCGCGCTCGACGTTGCGGGGATCGAATGTCATACCCCAGTCGGTGATGAACTCGACGGGGTGATCGGCGTAGAACTGGACGCAGCCGGACAGGATCGCCGGGTCAGAGCGCAGGCGCTTCAGGCGCTCGATGCGCTCCTGGAACACCGGGCGGTAGTCAGGTGAGCGCCAGTCGAACTCAGTCACGCCCAGCAGCCTCCAGCCGATCGGCCACCAGTGTGGCATAGCCCGCTATGTCCTGCCATGAGTCGCCATAAGCCGGGTCGCCGTTGAGGATGCGCGCCACCTTGTGGCCGATCATCTCCAGCGCCTCGCGCTGATCGTCCGCCAGCCGCGCCCAGCCGGGCTGCTGGTGCATCACGCGCTGTAGGGCCTGGCTGATCGCTGCGTGCTCGTCAAAGCGCCCGTAGCGCGCGCCACGCTCGGCCAGCACCGCATCGATGTTGCTCACCGCCCACCCCCGAGCAGCCGCTTGTAGGCCTCGGCAGGCTCCAACACCACGGTGGTGCTGTTCTCGGTCTTGATCGGGCCGCCGTCGGCGCCGGTGATTTCGTGCCGCTCGGACCAGCGCATCTGGCTCTTGGTCCACCAGATCGCCGCGGTCGTGTCGCCGGACATGGCTTTCTGGAACAGGGTCTGCGCGATCTGGCCGTTGGCCTTGGCCTTGCCGGATTTCAACTCTGCCTCGAAATGAGCGCGCAAGGTGTCCACGCTGATGCCGTCCCGCACCAGCACCGCGATCTGGTCGATCGGCAGGCCGTAGCCGGACAGGGTCTCGACCCTTTTGCGCTCGTCATCCGTGGGCACAAACGCCGGCCGGCCAGCGCCAGGACGGGCTCCGCCACGGTTATGCTTTTTTTGCATGGGTTTTTCAGTCGCCATCGGACACCTCCAGCACCGCCTTGCGGCCCGTGTAGGCCTCCCAGCGGGCAACAATCACATCGCAATAGCCAGGGTCCAGCTCGGACAGGCGAGCGCACATGCCCAGGCGTTCAGCCGCCATGAGCGTCGAGCCAGAGCCGCCGAACAGGTCCAGAACGATATCGCCGGGACGTGCAGAGTTGCGCAGCATGCGCTCGATCAGGGCCACGGGCTTCATGGTCGGGTGCAGTTCCGACCGCTTGGGCTTGGGCTCGTTGATGACCGAAGGCACCAACTCCTCGATCTGAGCCGTGCCGTCGATGACCATCACCGTGTCGCCGAGGCGGATTTCGTACTTGCCATCGTCGCGCCGCTTGAAGGGCATGCGCTCCTGGTCGAGGTCGATCATGGTGGTGAGCTTGCGGCCACCATACCAACGGTGACGAGAGCCAGGCTTCCACCCGTAGAGGATGGGCTCGTGGATCGGCTGGTAATCCATCCGGCCCAGCACCAGCGAATCCTTCTTCCAGATCACGCAGCCGTGCTGCTTGAAGCCGGCCAGCTTAAAAGCGCCGTAGAAGTTGAGCGTTTCCTTCTCGGAGTGAGCCACATAAATCACGCCGCCAGGCTTCAAGGTGGCAAACGCACAACCCATCGCGCCACAAAGGAAATCCCTGAACTCCTTGTCGCCCAAGTCATCGTTGGCGATCTTGCCGGCCTTGGTTTCATACGCCACGTTGTAGGGCGGATCGGTCCAGCACACATCGGCAAGAGCGCCCTGCATGAGGCGGTCGATGTTCTCCATGCTGGTGGAGTCGCCGCACACCAGGCGATGAGGCCCGAGCACGTAGACGTCGCCAGGCTTGGTCTTGGGCTCCTTGGGCAGGTCGGGCGCATCGTCGGGATCGCGCTCGTCCACCACGACGGGCGTCATGGCGTCGATTTCCTCGAGCGAGAAGCCGGTGAGCGTGAGGTCGTAGCCGTCGAGCTTGAGGTCGGCCAGCTCCTCGGTGAGCAACTTCAGGTCCCACCCGGAGTTCAGCGCGATCTTGTTGTCGGCCAGGATCAGCGCGCGCCGTTGGGCGTCGGTGAGGCCAGCGAGGATGATGACGGGCACCTCGGCCATTTTGAGCGCCAAGGCGGCCTGCAGGCGACCGTGGCCGGCAATGATGCGGTCGGTTTCGTCAACCAGCAGCGGATTGGTGAACCCGAACTCACGGATCGAACGGGTCAGCTGCTCGACCTGCTCGGCCGAATGCGTGCGGGCGTTCTTCTCGTAGGGTTTGAGCGACGCAACAGGACGGACCTGATAGACGCCGGTCGAGATGGTCTCAGCAGCAGCCATCAACGCCTCCCCAGTCGGTCGATGAGTTCCACCAGCAGCCAGTAGGCCACCGGCAAGGCGATGATCAAAAGAACGTAGGTCATGACGCGATGTTACTCCAAATGATGGGATTTCAGCAACAGGCGGATGCGTGGCGATAGTAGGCACGCTTGGCGGCCTCCAGCGACTTCATGGCATCAAGGCACGCGCCGCGGGACAGCATGTGCCGCCTGAGTTCAGTGTAGCCCCATCCGGGTCTAGGTGGGTCACGCCGGACATCAGCGGCCAGGTCGCCGATGCGGTTGTTGCGCCGGTAGGCCAGAAGCCAACCCGAAAAACTTGGCACAGGTGGCACAGGTGGCACAGGATGTTTTTGCATTACAGCCAGTTCTTTTCCTGCGCGTGTGTGTGTATATGTGTGTATGTTTGTTTTATCCTGTGCCATCTTGTGCCAATCCTAAAAACTCAATGAAATCAATGGGTTAGTGATGTTTAAATTCTGTGCCAAACTTGTGCCGGCACAGGTTTTATTCTGTGCCAATCAGTATGGGGACTCGTTTTGCTCCCAACCATGTTGCAACCGCAGGCCGGTGTATAGGTTCAATCTTGTGCCAGAGGAAGCCGTGGCACCGAATGATCCTGTGCCACTGGCACGTGGTTGAGCGCGTCTGACGCCGGGAAATGCGGCAGAAAGCTGGCGGCCAAAGCTGATTTTTGTACCAGCATGATCGCGCCCCTGATCCTCACACCACTTGCGCCAAGCCTTGAACAGGTCGTCGCGGTCGCATTGGTACGTCTCGCCGAGAAGGCAGTAATCCTCCACAAACGAGCGGATCGGGCTGGTCTGGTCGACCAGATCGGCTGCGATTTCGTCGGCAGACTTTGGCCGCTGCAGATAGCCACGGAACTGCAGGCGCTGCAGGCCGTCGAGCGCCCACAAAACGATGCCTGGAAGCTCCTTGAGCAGCCTGGAGGTCAGGCCATGATCCTCCCGGCCCAAGAACGACTGGTTGAACCTGAAGGGCAAAAAACGATTCGCCAGCGCGGCGGATGCATCTGAAAAGGCGGGGAGCTCGTTCGAGGCCAAAACAAACCGGGTGGGCAGCTTTCCGGTCCAGGCCGCGATGTTCTTGCGGTCGATCGACAGGGCATCCTCGCCGGAAATGCGCAGCAGGTTTTCCACGATGGGCTGCTGGTCGGCGCGGCCAGACAGGCGGGCGTCGGAAATCATGGCAAGGCGCTTGCCGATCAGAGGCTGCAGGCCGAACTGGGTTCCCAGGCTCGCAAGCGATGGGCTCACGCGGTTGTGGTAGCCCACCAAGGCCTCCAGCACGCGCAGGATGGTGCCCTTGCCGCAACGCGGCGGCCCGATGAGCATGAACATCTTCTGCTGGCTGGTGTCGTCGGTGAGCAGGTAGCCGAACATCTCGGCCAGGGTGTCGATCGACTCCGTGTCGTCCGGCCACAGCGAGTGCAGGAATCGCAGCCACTCGGTCGGTTCTGAGGCCAGCGGGGTGTAGTCGAAGTCCAGCGCGTTCGTGACGAACAGCCGATCGGTGGCCGGCATGATGGTGCGCGTGGGCCAGTGCAGAAACCCGTTGCGGAATGCGATGATCTCGTGCGCCGGGAAATCGCCGTCGTTCTGCTCAATCCAGACCTGCGGCTCTGGCAGATCGGTGTAGCAGACAGCCCGCAAGGCGTGGGCAACATCGTTGACAAGGTTGGTCTTAGGGTTGAACCCAACGATCTCGCGGTCGCCGTGCTTGTTCTCCTTGATCGTCACACAAGAGGCCATGAAGTGGTACAGGCGCTGCTCGATGTAGACGCGATCACGGATCGCATAACGGGTGCCGTCCCAGCTGTAGAACTCGCCGCGCCAGTGAATGATGCGGCCACCCTCCGGCAGCGTGTCGTGAAACAGCTCTGCGGTTTTCATGGGCGTGGATGAAAAAATCATCCGCTCATCGTCCGGCAAAGATGCCCCAGCGACCGCGGGAGACAGCCCGGCCCCAGGGCTTGCGGGGTTGTTCGCCACTGGGGCGGCCGGAGCCTCCGACGGCTGGACACTCGCCGCATTGTCCTCCTCGATGGTATCACCGCCGCCGTCCGGGGTGGGCGGTTCCGGTGTGATGGGTTCCGCCGCGTCGATGCAGTGGCGCACCGCCTCCAGACCTTCGCTGACGTGCAGGTCGTTGAAGTCCGTGCCATCGCCGCGGTCATCGGCCCAGCGTGGGAGAGCCAGCAGGCCCGACACAGCCTCGGCGGCGGCTCGTGCAGCGGTCACGCCGGGGTTGCCATCGGTGCGGAAATCGTCGTCGGCGGCCAGCACCAGCGCGGCCTCGGGCAGCGCCGCGCGAATCTTGGTGGCCACGGCCTGCAGGTTGCCCGCAGAGAACGCCACGACCACGCAGTAGCCGGTGGCCAGGTGGATCGACACGCCGGTCGCGTAGCCCTCGCAGATCACCACCCAGCCGGTGCGTGACGGTTTACCCAGCGTGGTGTAGGCCCCGCCTGCCGGTGTGCCGGTCAGGAACTTGCGGGAGCCATCGGCCTGGATGACCTGCAGGCCCACCAGAGCACCAGGCCCGTGACGCATGGGCACCAGCAGCTGGTCGCGCACGACGCGGGCGCCGATGCCGGGGATCTGCTTGCGAGCCAGGTAAGGGTGAGCCCGGTCAGGGGTGGCGGCCTCCCAGAGTTTCGCGGCTTTGGCGGCGGCCTGCTCGGCAGCAGCGGCACGCTCGGCCTGCTCGGCGGCCAGACGGGCGGCGCGCTCCTCGGCCAGGCGCTTGAGTTCCTCGGGGTCGATGGGCTTGCGGTCCTGGGCGGTGGGTTTGTAGCCGCCCTCCTTGGCCAGAGCGACCAGCGCACCGATGGTGGCCCTGGCGCCGGTTCCACCCTTGCAGGATTTCCAGACGTCGCGGGCGTCCTTGGCGTTGTAGTTCGGAGCGCCCTGGCTCCAATGATCCCAGATGTCAAAGGCCACGTCGCCGAACTCGTCGCGCAGCACGTAGGCCATCTTGACCCAGACATCGCGGCTCTCGACGCCGCGCACAAACGACAGCATGCGCTCCGCTGTCTCCAGAGAGATAGGGTCGCGGTTCATTTTTGTGTGCTGGTGAAGTTCAGTCGAATAGCCCGGTCACGAGCCTCCATGACAGCCGCCAGGGCCACAACATCAGCGGCGGAAAATTCGCGCACGCGCAGCTCCAGAAGCATGCGCTTGGCGATGTCGACGTACTCGTAGACGGTGTGCGCTACCTCGGGATGCAGACCGCCATTCTCAGCAACAGCCTCACGCATGCGCGTCTTGAACGGCATGGAACCAGGGGAAATATCGTCATTTGACATACGAACCTCACAGACTAACGGGTTGATGGAGACTCAATAATACACCAACTTGATGAGAAAATCGCAACGGTCAGAGCGCAGATTGAATCCGTCTGCCGATCCAGGCCACCACCGGCACGGCCCAGCTGTTTCCCAGCGCCTTGTAGCGCGGGCCGTCTGGGCACTGATCGGCGGGTTTGTTGCGCCAGGGGATCGCGGTGTAGTTGTCGGGAAATCCTTGCAGGCGCTCGCACTCGACGGGCGTGAGGCGGCGGACTTGCATGGCTTGCATCACGCCGTTATGGCGTCGGCTGCCATAGTTTGCGTCCAGCGTGCCAATGGTTTCGTTCATCCGCACACCCTGGCCGGATTCGCGCATCGCAACCGGCACCAACGGCGTCCCGCGCCCCGTGCCGTCCTCGCTGGCGTCGAAGCCCTCGCCGCGCAGGGTGTGGAACACGTCGCCGGTGACGGCCACGGCCATCGGGTTCTTAGCCTGCAACGTCTGGCACAGGTTGAAGTCCACCTGCGGCACTGACATCTGCGCGCCGAAGTTGATTGGCTGGGCAACCATCGTGCAGGTTTCGTAGTCCTGTCTTTTGCCCACGCCCGCCGTCACGCATCGCGCAATCAGCCCGCCGTCGAGGTCGAAGTCGGTGCCAAGGCCGTGGGCCATGCTTATGACTGGCTGCATGTATCCTGCGGCGGCGTGGTCTGCGCTGTTGCTCCAACCACCGCTTGAAGCGCAAGCCTTAAAGGTTCCGGCAACTGCTTCCCCCGCTTCTCGGCTCGGCGCAGTATCCCGGCGCACGCCGTCGAACTCAAAAAGAACCGCTGCGGGATCGAACCCGTCTCTAGCACTTGCGACAACGAACACACG